CGAACAAGGCTTATTCATTCTTAACAAATACAAATATAGGTTTTGGAGGCTTTTCATTCAGCTCAAAGAATGCAAAGAACTTTATCCAAGAGGGATATGTTTCAAATCCCGATGTTTATGCTGTTGTATCAAAGATTGCTCAAAGCTTTGCTTCTGTAAAGTGGTGTGTAAAAACTGAAACAAGACAAGGAATTGAGATTATTGAAGATACTGAACTTAACAGAGTTTTAGATTGTCCAAATCAGCTACAAACTTGGTCAGAGTTTCAAGAATCAGCGGCCATCATGTATCTGTTAACTGGAAATACTTACATCAACGGAACAGAGGCTGTTGGCTTTCAAGGATTCAGAGAGTTGACAATACTTCCTTCACAAGTGACTTCTCCAATTATAGGAGACAAAATCAATCCAGTTGCTGGATATGAGCTTCAAGCAAATGAAACTCAATATTTTAACACTGAAGAGGTTGCTCACATTAAAGCTTTTGATCCTCGTGTTGTTGGTTTTGAAACTCTTATCGGATTATCTCCTTTAGAGGCTGCAATGTTTGTTTATTCAGCAAATAATGAGCAATGGGAAGCAATGGCTTCAATGCTTAAAAATAAGGGAGCAATGGGAATTGTAACTTCAAGAACTGATAGAGGGATGCGTGAAGCTGATGCTGAAGCTATGAGGGAACAATACAGAAAGAACTTTGGAGGAGGGAAGAACTTTGGTTCTCCTATGTTTACTGGAGCAAATGTTGACTTCTTACAGCTTGGAATGAGCTCAACTGATTTACAGATGATTGAACAAGGAGTTCTTTCTTTGAGAGCTATTTGTAATATTTACAAAGTATCATCAAGGCTTTTCAATGATCCAGCAAACTCAACTTTTAACAATGTTGCTCAAGCTGAAAAAGCAATGTGGAATGATGCAGTTATTCCTTTACTTGAGAAATTTAAACAAAGATACAATTCATGGTTAGCTCCAACTTTTGGAGAAGGATTCATTCTTGACTATGATCTAACTGGTGTTGATGCTTTACAAGCTGATGCAAAAACAAGAGCTGAGGTTTCAAAGATTCACGCTGATTCAGGAAACATTTCTGTTAATGAATACAGAAAAATGAACGGACTTGAGCCATTGGATGAAGCAACTGCTGATATTATTCCAAATTTGCAAAATAATAACCAAGAAAATTCTTAACTTAACAGCCATGAATTTAGATGAAAAACTAAATAAACACTACGGAGTTAAGTCAATGGCCTTTAAAATGGAGGATATTGATGAAAAAAACCGTATTGTTAAGGGATATGGTTCTGCTTTTGACGTTATTGATTCTGATATGGATGTTATCAGAAGAGGAGCTTTTGCGAAGTCATTACAAGAAAGAGGAGCAAATTCTTCGGGAAATAGAAAGATTGCTCACTTAAGAAATCATGATTGGGAGCATCAGATTGGTAAATTCCTGGAGATGGAAGAAGATGAGTTTGGATTGAGGTTTGTTGCTCAACTTGGAAGATCAACAAAAGGACAAGATGCTTTACTTGACTATCAAGATGGGATTTTAAGAGAGCATTCAATTGGATTCAACTATGTAACTGACAAGATTAAGTTTGTTGAAGATTCAACTTTCAACTCTGAAGGTCATTTTGAAATCACTGAAGTAAAACTTTGGGAGGTTTCAGGTGTTACTTTTGGAGCAAATGAGTTCACTCCAGTAATTGAGGCTGCAAAGTCAGGAGATACTGAAGGAGCTGTTAAAAGATTTCATGAACTTGAGGCTTCATTTTTGAAAGCTATCAAAAGAGGGACTGGAACTGATGAAAGACTTGAAAACTTGGAAGCAAGGTTCAAGCAATTACAAGAATTAAGAAATTCACTTTTTGTGGAGAAGCCATCTTTGAAAGATACTTTGAAAGCAGAAAAGCCGAATGATAACGACAAGAAAGAATTATTTTTGAATTTATTAAACGACTAACAAAATGGAATTTGTTAAAAAATCTGCTGAAGAATTAGCAAAGATGAACGCTGATGAATTACAAGCGTATTATGTGGGTAAATTAAACCACGAAAAGAAAGAAATGACTGCAAGAATTGAAGCTTTAGAAGCTGAAAAAGGGACTGAGAAGTACTCTGAATTAGCTGAAGAGGTTAAGAACTTAAAAGACTCTCAAATGAAGTCTTTGGAAGAAGCTTTAAAAGCTCAAGGAGCAATCATTTCAAAAATGAACAAAGGAAGCTTATCAGGAGGTCAAATGGCTGCTGTTGAAGGTTCTGTTAAGGCTATGTTAGAGGCTAACGCTGAAAACTTCAAAAAGTCTAAAGATGGAAGGCATGAATTTGGATTCAGCTTAAAAGTTGCTGGAGACATGACAATTGCTGGAAATGTTTCAGGAGGTGGACTTCCACAAGCTCAAAGATTAGAGGGAGTAAATGACATCGCTGAAAGAGAAGCAATCACTTGGGCATTAATTCCTAAGTTTACAACTGCTTCAAACTCTGTTGAATGGGTTTATGAATCTGCTCAAGATGGTACAATTGATGGTACTGCTGAAGGAACTGCTAAGGATCAAATTGATAATGACTTTGTTGTTGCTTCTGTTTCTTTAAAGAAAAGAGCTGCTTATTTCAAAGTTTCTACTGAAATGTTAGATGATGTATCTTTCATGGAGGCTTGGTTAAGAAACAAGTTGATCACAAGATTATTCTTAGACGTTGACAACGAAGTGTTAAACGGTACTGGAGCTGGACAATCTTTAAACGGATTATTGTCTTTAGCAACTGCTTTTGCTGCTGGAGGTTTTGCTGCTTCTGTTGATAACGCTAATGATGTTGACTCTTTAGTTGTTGCAGCTAATCAAATCAAATTAGCTAATCACAGAGGAATGTTATCAATCATGATGCATCCATCTGATGTTGCTGGATTAAAATTGATTAAGCTTTCTGCAACTGATAAGAGATATGTTGACAGACTTGTTCAAGTTGGTTCACAATTATCTCTTGATGGAATGCCAATCATTGAGAATGTAAATATTGCTGCTGGAGATTTCTTAATTGGAGATTTCTCAAAAGCAATCGTTGTTCAAAAAGAAGCTTTATCTGTTGAGGTTGGACTTGATGGAAATGACTTCACAAAGAACTTAAGAACGATTCTTGCAGAGTGGAGAGGAGATGTAATTGTTCAAAACAATGACAGAACTGCTTTCGTTACTGGTACTTTTGCGACTACTAACGCTGCTTTAGAGACTCCATAATCTAAGGTAATTTAAACACAAAGCCTCACTTCCTTCGGGTTGTGGGGTTTTTGTGGTATAAGACATTACTTATGAAGAAACAAGTGAAAATATTGAAAGCTGATTTGATTCCTTCTGATAAGATCCAGGATGGAGACATTAGAAGCTTCCAAGAAAAGACAGCTCAAGCTTTAATCAAGAAAGGTATTGCTGAAGAGGTGGTTGAAAAGCCAAAAAGAAAACCAAGAGCTAAAAAAGCTGAATAATGAGTATCATTCAAACATCAGATTTCGTTGGAGAGGTTCAAATCTCTAAAAATAAGTTCACAGCTGCTGATCTTCAAGCTTATATTGACAGAGTTGAAGAGGATGTACTAAAGCAATTGCTTGGAGATACTTTATATCTTGCATTTAAAGCTGATTCTTTTGGAAATGATGCTGGAAGTCGAGACAGATATAAAGAGCTTTTAAACGGTTTGGAATACACTAATCCTGATGATTCAAGCCTGACTGTTGCTTACATGGGACTTAAAAGGATGTTAAGGCTGTTTATTTACGCTGAATACTTACCAAATCAGCTTTATAATAACACGATAATAGGAGAGGTTGAGGGAAGCTCCAGGAATGCTTTCAACACAGCTGTTTCAAAAGTAAACGAGACTGCTGAAGATAGACAAAGAATGGGAGTTGATTTGTATGACTCAGCTCAAACATTTATTTCAGACTATAATGATAAAGAATACACTCCTTCAAGCATTGTTGATCAAACTGGGAATGTTTATTTGGTTTCTGTTAGTTCTACTAAATACATTCAAAACGGAGATACGGTTAATATTAATGGCTCTGATTATGTTGTTTCTAACGTCATAACAGATACAAGTTTTGAGATAAGTGAAACATCAGGAACAGTTTTTCCATCAGGTTCAACTGTTAAGTTTGAACTTTATCCAACTTATAAGGGTATAAAAAAAGCAAAAGTTTTCTTTAGAGGAATGACGTTTTAAGATATGGCAATAGTAATAAACTCACATGGTAATTCAATAATTGAAATTGAAGATTCGACAAAAACTGAATCTGTATTTCTTAATTTTGATGACATTGTTTTAAGGTCTTTTGGGGATTTTGTTGGAATATCTCAAAAGAAAGTAATTCAAGAAGGCGTTGAGGAAATAAAGATTGACTTCAATGATGTTGTAACTCCTTCAGGGGCTACTGATGGGAAAAGTTTATTAAGATTAATTTGTGAATTGTTTTAGTATATGGCTGTAAATATATATAAAAGAGGAAACTCAATTCTTGAAATTGATGATTCAACACAACAAGAGCCTTACTTCCTTAATTTCAAGGATATTGTAATAAGGCCAGTTGGAGATTTGATGAAGGTATCTCAAAAAAACATTGTTTTAAACGGTGTTAATGAGATAAGTGTTGATTATAACGATGTTGTAAATATCTCTGCTACAAGTGGAGAAGAGCTTGTTGAGCTTGTATCGGGTTTATTTACTACAAATGGAGGCGAGGTATCAATACCTAATTTTGAGTATATTTCAACAAAATCAGACCTTCCTTCTCCAGTCGCTGGAGTTATTACTTTAGATGCTGAAAAAACATATTACTTTACAGCTGATGTTGATCTTACTGGAGATAGACTTGTTGGTAGTCAAGATACCGTGATACTTGGATCATCTTCTGAGAACTGCTCAATAACATCTACTGGTTTAACAGCTGGGGTTGCTTTATTTACTACTGAATGGACAACGCCAATAAGACATATTACTTTTAGAGATGTTGATACTTGTCTTGATATTAACGGAGTGACTAATGCTCCAGTAGCTTTAGATTGGACTGGTGTTAATTTTTTAAATATTCCTAACGTTGGTACTATTTCGACTTGTGATAACTGGATATATTCAAAAGGTGCGTTTTTAAGTTCTACAAATTTAACCTTCACGGGTTCTGTTGGTACTATCGGAGTTGACAATTCAATTTTTGTAGGAACTGGAGCAGCGAATCCAATTATTGATATATCTTCAACGGCAACAGTAACAAGACGATTTAGAATAATTTATTCGGCTTTTGTTGTGTTTGGTTCTACTGTTGGCATTAATGTTGATACAGCGGCTACAATACCAACAGAAGGGTATATATTAGATACTGTTAATTTTGGAGCTGGTGGCACTTATATAAGCGGAGTTTCAGCAGATTCAAACAAAGCTTTATTTATTAAGTGTGTAGGTGTTCCAAATACCTCTGTAAACGGTCAAATGTATATGCAAGACAATCTAACAACGACAGCAATAGCAGATACAACCAACTTTACTAAAATATTGGGAACTACAACAGCCTCAGTAGATAATTCAAAATACTCACACGCTAACAATAGATTGACTTGTAGTGCTGATATTGAAAGAAAGTATTTGATTCAAGCAAACCTATCCTTTAAGATTAATGATATTGCTGCTGCTTTATTAAATGAAGATTTTGAAAGCGGTAATTTCACGGCTAACTCTTGGACAGTAGTAAATGACACTACTAATGAATGGGTAGTAGGTACAGCAGATGCTAAAACAGGGACTTATTCTGCTTATGTTTCTGATGATGCTGGTGTTAGTGCAGAGTATGACAATTCAACTTCTCAGGTGTCACATTTCTATAAGGATATTACTTTTGGAAGTACTTCAACTAATATTGTCCTTTCTTTTGATTGGAAATGTGCTGGAGAAGATGGAACAAGTAGGACAGCGTGGGACTATGGAGCGGTAGTAATTACAGATACTACTGACACAGTAACTGCTGGTAGCGAAGTTTTAACGGCTGAAGCTACATCTGGAGGTAATGGAAGAATAGGAGCTACTACAAACAATAACAAGTTCAATTTAGACTATGGAACGAATCCAGAAACAGATTGGAATAACGAAAGTATTGATTTAACAGCTTATGCTGGTACAACTAAAAGATTAGTATTTACTTGGAAAAATGATAGTTCAGCTGGTGTTAATCCTGGTATATTAATTGATAATATTGAGATACAAGAAACAGACCCGAACACAGGGCAAGATACTTGTCAGTTTGGTTTTTATGATTCTAAACTTGGAGCAGTAAGAGAGCCAAGTAAAATTAAATCAACTACGAGTGCTTTTGGTAATTCTCAAAATATTAGTACAAATTGCGTTGTATCTCACAGTAACGGAGATTACATCGAGATGCACGTTAAGAATACAAGTAACACTAATGATGTAGTGGTAACAGATTTGAATGTATTAATAACAGAGATTGACTAATGAACTGTACTCCAAAAACAACAAGAACTAAGCTAAGAGAGATAATTGAAACGGTTGTTGA